CCCCCACTACCCTCTATAGGGCGGGCGGGACCCAGAATCGTCGTGGAGTCTGACTCCACGCTGCTCCAGAGACTGGAGCAGTACTACTGCGATTTACGCAGTAGTCCTGACGTATTCGTACGTCAGGTCTCGCCAAGGCACCAAAAGGTTGCCTTGCGGTCCCGGGGTAATCCCCGGTACCTCAGTGAAATGAGGCCTGCGGAGCAGCAATCTGTGCTGCTTCACTTGCTCTATTATAGGGCAAGTGACCAATTCCGGAGACGACTCCGGAAGCACCTGGACAAGGGACAATTGTCCCACATTAGGTCCTGGTGGCACACCGCTAATGCGGTTGTGATTCCACTCCTCCTGTCTGGGGACGATTACGCCCCCACTGACAAGGAAGTGGATACTCTAGTGCGCTGGGCACTAGAGAACTGTGCAAATAATTATGCACAGTTTCAGCGTGACTTAAAAACGCTGAAAAAGCAAATTCGAAAAGAGTTTGCTCTGAGAGGTTCGATATCGAACCTCTACTGTAAGGCCACTATGGTGCCTTACTTGAAGGCCTGCCGAAGACGGCAGGAATTCGGCGGTCCCGAAGAATTCGGTCGCTATATCCTTTTGTGGACCCAAACAAGGGCCACAGGATTGGCAGACCGGAAAATGATGGACGCCGCTGTGGAGAAATTTGTCTCCACAGTCACTTCACCTCCAACAGAGGTGAAGTTGAACCCTAAAATCCTCGTCGACACCCTAAGAGGTGCCATGGAGGTACAGGGTTCTTCGGCCCGAATATCTGTCGGGCCGACTGCGTGCTTAGAAAGTACGCAGCAGGAAGGCGGGAAAACCGGCTTCCTGTCAACGCTCGCGCGTACTCGGTGTTTACACACCGAGTACAATTTCGAGACGTTGGAGCCTCGGGCTATCAGTCCGAGGCCTGTGAGATCATCAAATGATCTCGTCTCCTGGGCTGTACAACAAGCCCTGGAGTCACCACATTTTACAAGGACCGCAAGGGTCCATGTGGTGTCCGAGCCATCAAAGGCTCGCACAATCACCGTGGCATCATATGCCTTCCAGGTGATTATGGGTGTGCTTGCGCACATCTTCCAGCCCACTTTTAGGGCTAGGCAGGTCCGCTCTGGATTAAAGGCGGACCGACATCTCTGGAGATTTCTCAGAGATGTGCTCAACCCACAAGATGTGGGTTGGCAAGGCCTCGAAGATTTCGAGGTCTATGCCCTAAGTACCGACCTCAGTGAGGCAACGGACTTTGGGAACCTGTCGGTAAGCCGGCAGGTATGGCAAGCACTAATTCAGCTTGCCGACAGACCGGGTTTTCCTCTCGGTCTGGCTGTACTGGGTAAAACCCTGTACAATGGACCAAGATACTTCTTGATCCCAACCGGTAATAAATACCGGTTAATCTCCCGGACCAGATGTTGGCCGATGGGAGATATGATGACGAAAGTCATCTTGACCGCTGTGCATGATTATACATGCAGACTCAGCGGCCTTCGCGTCTACACACTTGTAGGCGACGATGAGATTGCTTTGCACTCTCAAAAGGAGGTGCTATATAGGCACCTCTTTCACCTTGAACAAGTAGGTTTCAAGGTGTCCGAGGACGATACGTTCGTCTCTCGTCACCTCGCATTCTATTGCGAGGAGGGCTGCATCGTCCCACAGACGGTGCGGTCCACGGTGCATGTACAAATGCGCCGTGGTAAGGAGCTCAGTTACTTGGATTATCCAAGGATTAGGCTCCTTCTCCCTGTGACTTCAGAGACACAGGGTTACTCCCAAACTAATATTGGGAGATTCGCTTTGCTCGGTAAAGAGACAAAGTGGGCTTTCACAACTAATGTGAAAGCAGGCAACACTTTTGCTGTTGCAGGCCTCGTACAACACTTGTTGGTACCGCAAGATAGGGACACTAAGTGCCCCTATACCCCCCTCGAAATCGGGGGGGATGGAGCCTTCCCACACTCAGCTGAGTTTATGGGAAGGGTGATTGCCGCTAAAAGCGGCAACCCGAATGAGGTCTATTATAGACTTCATTCTCTCCTTGCCAATAAATTTGGCAGGAAGTTTGTCAGGTCCGATAGACTTGACAAGGTGGTGCACAAGCACCACCTGTACCTCCCTAAAATGGAGGGGCTCAAAGAGCTCCTCCCAAAGGAGGCACTGATCATCCCTGAGGATGATAACGTTGCAGCTTTGCTGCAATCGATGCAATACGAGGATTTAGAAAGCCCGGAAAGGACTTTCTTCCGTATTGCAAGAGGCCTGTATTATCAGGCTCTCCTGCAGGGGAAAACCCCTGTTGAACCCAAGTTTGACCTTGATAGGTCTTTCACACTTGGGAAAACGGAGAATATCTCCGTTGACCTCCACCGTTTCATAGAACGGTGGAAGTCTCCTGGATTTAAATTCCAGGAGTTTTATGGATACTTTGTCCATAAATCAGCAGTTAACGCTGCTGACCCACTTAATCTGAAGTGGGAATTTGGGAAGGATCTACCTCCCAAAGCCAAAGAGCTATTTACTCTTTGGGTCCAAGAGAATGTGTCCATCAAGGACAGATCTCTTGGAGACATCTTGGACGCAATACGGTCCAAGAAGGCCCTACCCAATTGGGTAGTGGACCGGCTCAACCTGTTTGTTGAGTCGGACTCCTACATATTACATATGTTAGGAGAAGTCACAAACCCATATGTAGGGATTGTGACTCGCGACCTAAAATTGGGCGCGAAAGTCCGTGACTATTATATTAGTCACGGTCAGGAGGAGGTAATTGTATACCTCCTCGACCCGGCAGCATATCTGACCGGGCGGACCACCGACTTCATTGGTCAATTGGTGGCCGGTTACAGGGTAAATGTCCCTGATATGGACTGGATCCAAGATCCAGGCGCCATCTTACACGTTGATTACAACGAGTTCGAAGATGGATTCCCCCTAGATGATAACATCTGGGATCGTGAGACTAGAATAGTCCACACGCGGTACGATCGTGTCGTACGGCTGACCTTCGAAGGTCAGCGCTATCACCGCTAGCCAAGGAGCTGGCGCGGCGATTCTGGGTCTTAGAC